TTGGCAGCAGCAAGCTGTTGCCGTGCTGTCGAGCGCTTCGTTACGGACAGCATGCGCATGGATTTCTTCTGCACAGATTTCCTCATGTTTCACCCTGTTTGAAAGTTAGTTTGTGCAGAAAAATGCGTCACGTTTTTTTGGTGACGTTGCATGGATGATGTAAAAGGTGCAGCTAGGTGCAGTTTGCCTTTTTAAGGCATGCCTAACCTAGCTGCCTACAAGTGGCCTTAGGGTAATAGTAGATACCTAAGGCCACTTCCCCGCCCGCCCCCCCCCCTCCGGGCCGCGCGAAGGGGTGCTCCTCTTTAGGAGAGGAACGGGCGTCGCGGACTACGCGGGTCCCCCCCCTCCCTTCGCTTCGCTTCGGGGGGGCCCTCCCCCGCTTAAGTCCGCTCCTGCCCTTAGTCCCGTCTTTTGCGTGTTTCCCTTCGCGCGGCCCTACGGGCACCCGCCCCCTCCGCTTCGCTTCGGGGGGGCCCCGCCCTTCGGGGCGCTACGGGTCGGGCCCGCAACGGCGGGCCCTATTTATTTTCGAATCTGTCGTGAGTGGTATGCAGGTTTCTGGATTCAGGAATCGGTATTATGCCGGTACTGATTCCGTCATTAGTGACGCTATTCTGCTTTTGCCTTGCGCTGCGCTCTGCTTTTCGGTATTGAGCCGATAACGTCACTATAAAAGGCACTTCGTTACGTGGCACTGCACTTCTTTTCTATTCTCAAAGCTCTTACATGCAATGGCTGGTTACTTCGTCGAATCTCAGTGTGAAGCGTCGGACATGTCCGACGAGGACGGTTTCTCTGAACTCTCGCAGGCTGAATGGGATGAAGCCATGCGGCAGAGTGAAGCATGTCGGGCACATGCTCCAGCTGCGGCTGCAGTGGCGCCGGCAGCACCTGATTCTGCAGAATCCCAGGGCTCCGCAACTCAGGAGGAACGAGTAGAGCGTCGGCATTCCGGGCTCGGTCGACTCGCTCGGGCCGCCGCTGCCGCTTCTCCTGCGGAGGCGCTCTCTCTCGGGGAAGTCCCCGAGTACCCTGCAGGTCTCGCGGACTTGGCCGAGAGCCTCGACAAGAAAGCTACCAGGGTCGTCTTCACGATCAACAACCCGGGCGTCTTCGTGCCCGTGTTCGATGTGGCCAAGATGTCCTACATGGTCTGGCAGCGGGAGAGGGGCAAGCAGGGAACGGAGCACATCCAGGGCTACGTGCGCTTCGCTAACCAGTGTCGCTTGCGCACTGCGCTCGCTCTTCTAGGCGGTCATGCTCATGTCCTCCTGGCTCGTGGTAACGAGCAGCAGTGCAGAAATTACTGTACCAAGGAGGACACTCGCGTCGCAGTCGGCGAGGAGCACGGTACCTTCAACCCGGAGGCCGGGGTCAAAGGTAGGCGCACTGATCTTCTCCAGATCACTGCTAAGTGTGCTGCTGGCGTCCCTCTGCGACAGATTGCGACGGATCATCCGGGGGATTGGATCCGTTACCATCAGGGGATAGAGTCGCTTCACCAGCAGCTTGCGCCAGAAGCCCCTGTCCAGAGAGACGTTACGGTCCAAGTGTTGTGGGGGCCTTCTGGGACTGGCAAGACACACCGTGTGCGGACCAACACTGTTTTTCTCCGCACGGGTGGTATCTACGTCGTAAAGCCTGGCCGCGATCCGTGGGGTCGCTACCAAGGCCAGGCAACGATCCTCTTCGACGAGTTCGACTGGACGAAGTGGGAGATCTTCGACATGAACCAGTACCTGGACAAGTGGGGGACGGACCTCAGTTGTCGCTTCCACGACAAATCCGCCGCGTGGACGCGTGTGGTGATCTGCGCGAACTCATCACCCACTACTTGGTGGCCCAGCGCGGCGTTGGAGGTCCAGTTGGCGATTCGCCGGAGGCTTGGGCATGGCTGCAGACACTGCGTAGCGAGGATGCAGGACATCGACTACAATGCGTGGTTCGAAGGGGAGCTGCCGCTCCCAGACTTCTCACCAGAAGACGGAAGGGACGTCCTGCACCTGCACCCAAGGGTACAGGGCCAATCTACGCGTACCTCTGATGCTCCTCAAGCTGCTGCTGCTGCTGCAGATGCGGTAGATTACGTGCTCTGCCCCGATTCCCAGCCACCCTCTCCCACTGCCCCCCAGTAACTCTTGAGTTTTAAACAACTGCTCTCTGTTTCGTTGTTTACTTGTCCTCGTAGCGCACACGGCAGGTGTAGCTGTACGAGGGCAGCACTGCTGCCTGGTCGGAGATGAATATGGCATAGAGGCTGCCTGTCGTGATATCAGCTACGGTTCCTGCGTCACCTGCGTTGAAAGTCACGGGCAGCGTGATCGACTGGTAGACTTTAAGCGCCTTCGGCGGAGGCTCGTAGTCCGTCGTTTCCGCAGCCGCCATTGGCGTGCGGATGTCGCGCAGAATGGTGAACCGGTCCCGGTTCTCCAAGTTCTTCGGCGATGTAGCCGCGTTAAGCGTGCCCACTGCCGTGAGCACTTGCGCTGGTGTGAGCGCGGCTGCATTAGTCTGCTTGTCGTAGACCACGAGCACACGGGCTACGCACGGCTCCGGATGGGCACCAGGAGCAGCCTGGTGCCACAGGACTGACAGTTCATACGAGCGGATGAGGACTTGGCGTCCCACGCGCTCGTCTATGTCGTCGCCACGTGCGATCCCGTTGAGCAAGACTGCCACTCCGTTCCAGTCTGCTCCTGTGAAAGCGCTAGAGGCTGTATCGCGGGCCTTCAGCTCGCCGGGGCCGAGCTGCAGTCCGCGCACCGCGAGGTTGGCAAGCTCAGTTACCTCGCGGTAGGCGCCGATGTGGGCAGCGCGCTTGGCAGCAGCAAGCTGTTGCCGTGCTGTCGAGCGCTTCGTTACGGACAGCATGCGCATGGATTTCTTCTGCACAGATTTCCTCATGTTTCACCCTGTTTGAAAGTTAGTTTGTGCAGAAA